TCTTAATAAATCTTAAAAAATTAGACATTTCTCTGCATTTTGTTTGCGGATTTGTAGAATTATCTCTAACTTTGCACCGCAATACAGAAAAGTTTTGCTGCAACACTCGAAAAAGTGCGCTGCAAATTTACAAAAATAGTGCTTAACAAGCGAACATTTAACGAGAAAATTATAAAAATATGTGCAAAAACAAAAGTTTCAAAGAGCTGTATGAGAGCGCAAAGAGCAAGCCGACACCTGCTCAGTCGTTCATCGAGGAGGTCGCTTCGCTTACGCACCGCTCTGCAAACACCGTCAAGATGTGGCTCGTTGGTCGTCAAGAACCCGATGAGCTTGCAAAGAGCATTCTTGCTAATCACTTCAAAGTTGAACCTGCATCGCTTTTCCCGAAGAACGATGCGCAAAACACTGAATTATGAAAAAGATACTGTTGAATTGGCGTTACTACGTGCTGACGCTGCTCGCATTCGTTATGTTTGTCGGCATATTCTCTGAACCTGCCGAAGATGTGCAGAATTGGTGTCTGACGATGCTCACATCGAAAGTCATCGGCTTCGGTGCAGGCTACGTGTTCTACAAGCTGCTCACCCGTTGGGACGAAAGCGGCAAAATCGCTGAAATCAGCGCAATGATAAATGAAGATGACGTATGAGCGTAGAAGAAAGATTGGAGCGCATCGAGCGTTTGGTTATGCTCGGCTCAAAAGACGTGCTGAACGTGCAGGAAGTCGCTTTGTTGATAGGCGTTTCTGAGAGCCGTGTTCGGCATCTGTGCAGCGAACGTGCGCTGCCGTACTACAAGCAGGGACGAAACGTGTATTTCCGCAAATCTGAGGTCGAGAAATATCTGCTCTCAGAGCGAATACCGTCAAACTCTGAAATCAACTCTAAGGCTGCAACGTACTCGAAAATAGGCAATTTTTAATCATTCACTATCAAAACAACAATGCAAATGAAAGAAGTCAAACTGAAACAGATGTCTCTCACGAACTTCAAAGGTCTGAGAGACGTGAGCATCACTTTCAACGATGATGTAACGAGCATTCTCGGCAAGAACGGCTCAGGCAAGACAACAATCTTCGATGCGTTCACGTGGTTGCTGTTCGGCAAGGACAGCGAAGACCGCAAGGCGTTCAACATCAAGACGCTCGACAGCAACGGCAACGCTATCGAGAGACTGCCGCACGAAGTGAGCGCAGTGCTGACTGTTGGCACTGACGAAATCACGCTGCGCAGACGCTTTGTCGAAAAGTGGGTCAAGAAGCGTGGTTCTGCGACAGAGGAGTTCACGGGACACGAAGAAGAACGCTTGTACAACGAGGTGCCGATGTCGCTGAAAGATTGGAATGCTAAGATTGCGGACATCTGCCCTGAGCAGACGTTCAAGTTCATCACCAATCCGCTCTATTTCTCGCAGCAAAAAGCAGACGTGCAACGCTCGATGCTCTTTCGTATGGCAGGTGATGTCTCTGACGCAGACATCGCAAGCGGCAACGCAGAGTTCGAGACGCTGCTTTCTCAGCTGACGGGAAAGACTATGGACGAATACAAGCGTGAAATCGCCAACAAGAAGCGGCGCATCAAGGCTGAGATTGAAGCGATACCCGAACGCATCGATGAGAGAAAGCGAGATATGCCCGAAGCAGAGAATTGGTTGGAGCTGACGACCGCCATTTCTGACAAAGAGTATCAGCTTTCGCAGATTGACGCACAGATTGCTGACAAAAACGCAGCGTATGAGAGCGCAAGCCAGGCACGTCTGAACAAGCAGCGTGAGATTGAAGCACTGCGCTCGCAGCGTCTCGCTCTCGAAGCTCAAATCAGAGAGCGTGTGAGCGCAGACTATTACAAGCAGAATGCTGAGCAGCTGAAACTGACAAACGAAATCGACAAACAGAAAGCAGAGCTGCAACGCATCACAGAGATGCAGAAAGAGAATGAGCAGCGTCTTGCTCAGCTGACTGAGAACCGTCAGAAACTCATCGCCGAATGGCGTGCTATCAAGGCAGAGACGCTGACGTTCGATGACAACGCATTCATCTGCCCAACGTGCAAACGACCGCTCGACATTGAAGACATCGAAGCGAAGCAGCGTGAGATGACTGAGAATTTCAATCAGACAAAGGCGCAGCGTCTCGCTAAGAATACAGAGCAAGGCAAGCTGAACACTGAAAAGATGAAGCAGACAGAGCAGTACATCAACGCTTGCGCTCAGAGCATCGCAAATCTCGAAGCGAAGTTGCAGACGCTGCAAGCAAGCGCATCGGAGAGCAAGGAATTGAGCGTTCCTGACGCATCTCCTGCGATTGAAGCAGATGAGCAGCACAAATCATTGTCGGCGCAGATTGAAGCTCTCACGGGCGAAATCTCGCAGTCTGTTGCTATGCCTGACGTTGATGAGCTGAAAGCGAAAAAGAAGTCTCTCTCTGACGAACTCTCACAACTCAAAATACGTCTCTCTCGCAAAGAAACTATCGAGCGCAATGACGCACGCATCAAGGAGCTTGAAACGCTGCTTCGCTCGCAGAATGAAGAACTCGCACGTCTCGAAGGCATCGAGTTCACGATTGCAGCGTTCAGCAAAGCACGTGTGCAAGCTATCGAGCAGCGCATCAACGGTCTGTTCAAGTTGGTCAAGTTCAAAATGTTCGAGCAACAAATCAACGGCGGCGAAGTCGAGACGTGCATCGCTACGATTGACGGCGTGCCGTACTCAGACCTGAACAACGCAGGCAAAATCAACGGCGGTCTCGACATCATCAACGCAATATGCGAGTTCGAGCAGATAACGGCACCCGTATTCTGCGACAACGCCGAAGCAGTGAACACGCTGCTCTCTACACGTTCACAAATGATACGTCTCGTTGTCTCTGACGATGAGACGCTGACAGTTCAATAATCAATTTTTTATGTTTCACAATTCTAAATTCAACGCAATTATGGCACAGAATGGAAATCTGCCGACCGCTCAGCAAAACAATGCGGTCACGAAGCAGCACAAACCAATTGAGCTGCTTAAATCGATGCTCAATGCACCGTCAGTTCAAGAACAGTTCAACAATGCGCTGCACGAACACAAAGACGCATTCATCGCATCAATCATCGACCTTTGGACTTCGGACAAAGCACTGCAAGGCTGCGCACCGCAAGCAGTCATCGCCGAAGCTCTGCGTGCAGCTGTTATGAAACTGCCGCTCAACAAGGCACTCGGCTTCGCTTACATCGTTGTCTTCAACAACAGCGTCAAGAACGCTGACGGGTCGTGGACGAAAGTGCCGACACCGACATTCGTTCCTGGCTACAAGGGCTACATTCAGCTCGCTATGCGCACGGGACAGTATCGCACAATCAACGCAGACGTGGTCTATGAGGGCGAACTGCTCTCAGTCGATAAGCTGCGTGGCACGATTGATTTCAGCGGCAAGCGCACCTCTGACAAAGTTGTCGGCTACTTCGCCTACATCGAGAATTTGAACGGTTTCTCGAAGACGCTCTATATGTCGCTCAGCGATATGGCGAAGTATGCGAAACGCTATTCGCCGTCAGTGCGCAAGGACACGACAGTCGAACAGCTCGAAGCACTCGCACAGTCGCAGACTGCATCGAAGAAAGTCGGTTGGGAGGGCAACTTCAACGATATGGCAATCAAGACGTGTCTTCGCCGTCTGCTCTCTCACTACGGCTATCTCTCAGTCGAGATGCAAGACGCTATCTCGCACGAAATCGAGAGCAGCGAAGCTGACAGAAACGACCTTATCGCTGAGAATGCGAACGTGCAGCAAATCAATCTCGATGCAGCGTCATTCGAGGTCGTTGATGCTGATACGGGCGAAATAAAGAATGCTGACGCAGCTGCTCAGGCGAAAGAAGAAGACGAACCCGAATACTAACTCTTAAACTCTCACTATCGCTATGGTCTTGAAGTGTCTTGGCTCATCATCTGACGGCAACTGCTATCTGCTTACAGCGTCTGACGGCTCTACGCTCATCATTGAGTGCGGCGTTCAGTTCACGCAAGTCAAAAAGGCTCTGCACTGGTCGCTCGGCGGCGTTGTCGGCTGCTTGGTGAGCCACAGACACAAAGACCACAGCAAGTACATCAAAGACGTTCTATCGTGCGGCATCACGACACTTGCGCTTGAAGACGTGTTCGAGAGCGCACAGCTCAGGAACAGAGTATGCTGCAAAAGCATTGAGCCGCTGCACGGCTATGTCATCGGCGATTTCAAGGTCTTCACGCTGCCGATGTGCCACGATGTGCCGTGTCTCGCATTCATAATCGAGCATCGTGAAATGGGTCGCTTGCTGTTCATCACAGACACGATGATGTGCGAATACAAGCTGCCGAAGATGCAGCACATAATGATTGAAGCGAACTACTCTGACGCCATTCTGCAAGTGAACATCGACAGCGGTGTTGTTCCTGCATCGATGAAAGACAGATTGCTGCACTCGCATCTCGAATTGAAGACAACGTGCGGCATTCTCACTGCGAACGATTTGTCAGACGTGAACGAAGTCATTCTGCTTCATCTGAGCGGCAACAACTCATCGAAGTCTCAATTCATCGAGACGGTCGAAAGATGCTCAGGAAAGACGACCTACGTAGCGGAGAGCGGCTTTGAGACAACTCTAAGTATAAACCCATATTAAAACAGAAAAGACAATGGAGATTTCAAAAGAAAGACTATCTGCGGCGTTTCGCATCGCAGACGATAACACGAAGAAAGTGCTGCACGCTCTGTTCGGCAAAGACGTTCAGACAGACGAAGCGGACAACAGACCGATAACAGAGCGTGTGAAGTCATACGAAGACGCTTGCAAGGTGCTGAACAAAGTGCCGATGCTCGACAGCTGCGAACTCGCTTTTCACACAGAGAATGCTTTCGGCGAACGACACGACTGCGACTTGCTCGACCTGCCTGAACACGTGAAAGCATATATGAAGCTCTGCACTATCTGCGAAGCTCTCAATGAGGGGTGGAAGCCGACATTTGCAGATGATGAGTATCGCTATTATCCGTGGTTCTACTTCTACACGAAAGAAGAATATGAAGCACTCGATGAAGATGATAAGAAAGAGTGCCGTGTCGTTGGTCGTGCGAACAGCAATGCGTATGCGAGCGGCGGTCTCGCCTATGCGAACTCGTACAGCGCATCATCGGGCTCGGGCACGAACGTCGGG